GAAACATGGGACAGTAAAATGGTTTAACGATACCAAAGGTTTTGGTTTTATCGCAGCAGAAGGCAGTGATTATTTTGTCCATTTTAAAGAAATCCAGAGCAACGGGTTCAAGACGCTGAAGGAAGGTGATCGGGTCACCTTCGATGCTGGCGAATCACCCAAGGGTGCCGTTGCCAAAAATGTGCAGTTACGCGACTAAAATATTTCGGGAATGAGGTCGTTGACCAGCTCCTGCATTTTGTTTTGGACATAAGCGGTCACACAATCGCGCCATGTGTTGTGGAATTCTGTTGCTTCGTCCTGATCCGTTGAGTTTTTAAGATAACGCGTCAGAGCTGGTAACATTTTTGATTCCCAGTATTTATTATCCGGGCCATTGGCTTCGGATGCCCATGCGTTATCATCTGACATGATGATAGCTGCGAATTCGTGTTGCACAAAATCGGGTAAATCGTTGACATTGAGACTATAAAATCCTTCTAATTTGTCATATCTGGCATAGTGTCTGACGCATTCCTTGGTAAAGTTTTGTACTTGATTCATAATTATCATCCTTGTATTTATTGTTGACACATGCTGTTGTTTTTATGCCAGATTTCACACATCGGGCACCATACATCACCGTTTAACAATACTGGCCGTCCATTGACCCATTTTCTTGTATCTATATTGAACAAATCTTGAATAAATTCTTGTATATTCCATTTTACTGGTTGTGGTATAGTTCTGTTAGACATTTTACGACACCTTAACGAGGGTTGTTATGTTACGGGTTAGAGGTCTGAACACCCCTAACCCATTCTATTATCTTAAATACTCAATTATTGCTTCGTCATATGAATCAAACCCTTCTGGTTTACCTTTATCGTCTACTAATAGCCAAAATTCATATGCAGAAAAATCAAAATTTTTGCATTCATCATGCTCATTCCATCTTTTTTGCTCTTCTATAATCATTTCTTTAGTGTATAAATAAAATCCGCTATTTAATTCTAACATTCCATATGAAAATAAATTTTCTTCAATAAATTCTCTCAATGCTTTCATTTTATTCTCCTCTTTTATCGATTAATACGCCGTGTTCGTTTTTGTAAAAGTTATTTTTATAAATTAGTAAATCAAGTGTTTCCAAAGCTTTAAAAACGTCATGATAAGCATTGACTAAATTCGTGTAATAAACTTCATCATCAACATGACAATTTCTTAATTGTCTTTGAGCTTCTTCTCTGCTGGCTTCATATCTGTTTCTATCTTGTTGAATCATGTTCATTTTTGTTTCCTCTATTGTTTACTTTTTTATAAGGGGGCTTTTCAGCCCCGTTTCATTTATAACCATTCCACCAGCATTCCTTTTTTCTTTCGGCCATTTACCAGTACATACACTTCACCGTCAAAACTATATCCCATGAAGAAACCTGTTGCTGATTTGCAATTTCCAGCGGCTGTCATATATTCAATCGTTGCTTTTTTCATTTTCTTATCCTTTGTTGTGTTAGTTGATAAAACCATTATGCCAACACTTGTTATATATGTCAACAGTTGGTATGAAATATTTTCATGTATGATTAGCTCTCACAAATCCTTGACTTTTGTGATATTGTGGTAAAGTTATTAATCGATTAATAATTTTTAGGGAGTAAATGACATGGATGGAGAAGTCAAAGATTATACAACAGCCGATGGTGATGAAGGCAATACACATTATCAGGGCGTACCCAGCGCTTATGGCAAGCGTGTTGAAATGCAAAATAAAATGCAGCCTAAATATTGTATGCCAGGGGAAGCTGGGGACGAGATGAAAGGCGAGAAACGCAATGAGCAAGCAGGGCCATAACTGATGGCTACTCCGACTAAGAAACCGGAGACTAAAAACAAAGGTGGTCGCCCACTAGAGTATACTAAAGAGATGGGCGACTATATTTGCGAGCTTGTGTCATCGACTGGTCACGGCCTCTTAAAACTCACAAAGCTTTATCCCGAATTACCCGACAAGGTTACCATCAACCGATGGCGTTATCGTATACCTGAGTTTCGCACCCAGTACGCAATGGCAAAGATAGAACAAGCCGATGTTTTGGCGGAAGAATGTCTCGAAATTGCTGATGACGATTCCTATGACACTAAATTAACATCCGAAGGTTTTGAAGTATGTAACACAGAATTTATTGCGCGCTCACGTTTACGTATTGACACACGTAAATGGTTAGCATCTAAATTATTGCCTAAACAATACGGTGATAAATTGGATAATGATGCTAATACAAATGCTGCTGCATTGTTTTATGAAGCAATAAAAAAATTAAAGGATTAAAATTGGCCGATCTATTTGAATATGTAAAAGGGCATATTATTTGTTTAATTTGTAACGGAAAAAAGTTTTATTTTGTTACATCTTTAGATGGAGAGCCACATACAATCTGTACAAATTGTCATAGTTCTACTTATGATGATGATAGTGTCCATGATATAGTTTGGAATAATAATATAATTGCAAATTGATTGAATGGTGCTCAATGGATCAAGAAAAATTAATTCGAGTTCTAAAGTCTTTACCTCTTTTTGCTAAAAATTTTCTTGTTATCCATGATAAAGACGGAATTCAATGCACATTCATTATGAATCGCGCACAATTATATATTCATGAACGGCTTGAAGCACAATTAAAAGCTACTGGTAAAATCCGCGCATTAATATTGAAAGGCAGACAACAAGGCGTTTCTACTTATGTGCAAGCACGATTCTTTCATAAAATTATCACACGATACGGTAAACAAGCATTTATTCTAACGCATTTGACTGATGCAACACGTGCAATTTTTGGGATGACAAAGCGTTATAGTGAAAATGTTGATGTTTCTATATTTCCGATGCCTGATAAAAAAAATGATAATACATTGACATATGATGGTTTGGGTTCTGGATATCGTGTGGGAACTGCTGGCTCAGTTGAAGTCGGTCGTGGTATGACAAACCAGTATTTGCATTTGTCGGAATATGCATTTTATAAAGACGCTGCAAAAATTGGTATGGGCTTGATGAATACCGTGGCTGAAAATACCGACACGGAAATCATTAAAGAATCGACCGCCAATGGCACGAATAATGATTTTTATTCTGATTGGTGCGAAGCCAAAAATGGCAAGACACGGTATCAGGCGATCTTTGTGCCGTGGTACTGGCAGGATGAATACTGCATTGAAAATTCGTTATTTATTCCAACTGATGAGGAACGCGAATGGCTTGAGAAGTTCGGTGCCAATGGTTTGAAAATGGGGCATTTGAACTGGCGCCGTATCAAAATGGAAGATATCAAAGGCGATTATGAACAAAAATGCAGGAAATTCAGGCAGGAGTATCCGTTCACCGATGATGAGGCATTCTTATCTTCAATTACAGATACGTTTATTCAGGTGGACTATGTTCAAAAGGCGCGTAAGACAGTGGTGGAGAGCGAATCCGCATTAGTCATTGGTGTTGATCCGGCACGCAAGGGTGATGATAGAACCGCGATAATACGTCGTAAAGGTCGTCGTGCCTATAATCTTGAAACGCATTACAATATTGATACGATGCAATTGGCCGGTATCATAAAACGTATCATTGACAGAGAAAAACCACGTAAAGTTTATATTGACTGTATCGGAATTGGCGCTGGCGTTGTCGACCGATTGCATGAGTTGGGTTATACAGATATTGTAGTGGGAGTAAATGTTGCACGAAAGGCTGAAGAACCCAAACGTTACAAGAATGTTCGTGCAGAATTATGGGATCGGACACGTGAGTGGCTCATTCAAGATATGCCTGTTGAAATTCCGGATAGCGATGAGCTACAAACTGATTTAACGGTATTTGGTTATAAATATGATTCAAGTGACAGGCTGGTAATTGAAGGCAAGGACGAAATGAAAGCACGCGGATGCCTTTCACCTGATTGCGGTGAGTCATTGATGTTAACATTTTTTGAAGGAGAATATGTCTCAGAGGGCAGTTATCAGCCCAATAAATTACCTGAAAGACATGCTGGTATGTTGATTTAAGATTATCACATAATTATGTTGATATAAGGTTGACACAGGAAAGTTGTCAATCAACTAAGGATTAGTTGACAAACACAAAGGATTGCCCATGCCGAAACTCAATGAGAAAATTGCGCGTGAAGCTCGTATTGCATACGAGAAATTTTACGAACATTTCAAGCAAAATATCGATTTATACCACTTAATGCATAGCTTCGTACTTGGTCAGCAATGGTCGGAGGAAGAAGAAGACGACATGATCAAGACGTACCGTAAGGTACCTTTGACGTCTAATAAATTAGGCACTATGGCCAATTCATTACTTGGTGAGCAACAGCAAAATACCCCTCAACTCCAAGTCGTGCCTATGACGGGATGTGATGAAAAAGTTGCGTCTCTCCGTGAACTCATTACAAAAGACATTATGTTTTCAACTTCTGCAACGACCGCCTATCAAGTTGCAGGTGCGCAAGCTGCCATTGGTGGTTATAGTGCATTTTGCATTGGCACAGATTATTCGCATAGCAAATCATTCAATCAGGATATTTTGTATTGGTATTACAAGGATGCAACTCGCTGTTACTGGGATATCGGTTCTGAATCAATCAATAAGACCGACGGCATGTTATGTGGTTATTTATCGCGCATGACTCGTCCAAAGTTTAAACAGGTGTACGGAAAAGATGTAGAACAGGCAATACTTAAAAAGTCAAGTGTTACACAAACTGAAGAAGAAATTGCACTAGCTGTACAGCCTGATGAGTCTGGCAATCCTTTTACATGGGCTGATGATGAGTCAATAACGATTATTGACCATTATGTACGCAAATACCAGAAAGACACGCTCTATAAGTTATCAAACGGTAATGTGTTAAACCAAGAAGAGATGGACGAACTGGTTGAAAAATCGCATGAGATCAATGCACGTAACATGGCACTTGATGCACAAATGGAAGCCATGCAGCAAATGCAGCAAGGTGGAATGCCACCCGAAGGTAATGATCAAGGTGATTTGGCAAATCAGCTAACACAAATGGGTCAAGCTCAACCATCCATGAAACAGCAATACAACCCTAATGGCTTTGGCATGGAGGGTGACCACGACATATTGCCACAAGATAAAGGGGTTGATGTGACACCAAACAATCAAGCTGTCATGATGCCAGAAAAAGAATCGATGGATACTATGGTATTATGGGATGATGGCGAGATGGTACGTATTGAAGAAAAACGCCCATCCAAAAAATGCAAGATTGTACATTATCGTATAGCAGGTGATTATGAGCTTGATAAAACAGAATTCCCCAGTGAACAGTTGCCACTCGTTTTTGTGGACAACAACAGTTATTACAACAAAATCGGCAAACAGGTTACGCGATCATTTTTTGGTGACTGTCGTGATACTCAACGGTATATCAATTATCTTCGTACACAATCCGCATATATCCTCAAGGTGTCGCGTTACGATCAATGGATAGGATCGAAGAAAAACGTATCAAGTCTTGACACAAAACGCAACTGGAAAGACCCAACGACTACGCAAGGATTGCTCGCTTATGACGAATCACCTAATGGAAACAAGCCAGAACAAGTCAGGCCGCCTGAACTATCACAAAGTTTGTTTCAACAATATGAACTTGCCATCCAAGATTTATATACCTCTACAGGTTTATATCCCGCAAGAATGGGACAAGCTAACGACGAAGCTAGCGGTGCGGCTATTGATGCCAGAACGCGTCAAGGAAGTTATGCGACCTATGTATTCTTTAATTCAATCAACCGCGCCATTGCAACCGGTGGTGAAATAGTTAATGAGATGATTCCACGTGTTTATGACACTGAACGTGTCATGACCCTCATGATGCCTGATAAAGGTATGAAAAACGTTACGATTAACCGTGAAATCGATGAGTACGGCGAAAGTGTTGAAAATGATATTCGTAAAGGCACATATCAAGTTCGATTGAAGCCCGGCCCATCATATGAAGGTCAGAAAGAGCAAGCTCTTCAATCATTACGTGAAGTATTACAAGCTGATCCTGAATCATGGGTATTAATTGCTGATCTATTTGCTGAAAACTTGCCTTTAGCCAATACAATTGAAATTAAAAACCGTCTCAAAACACGTGTCAATCCTGCAATTATCGAAGCCGGAAAGACTGGTGAGATGCCGCAACAATCCCCACAAGGTCCATCACCCGAACAACAGCAATTAGCTGCACAAGTCCAATTCCAGCAACAACAAATACAAATCAAGCAACAGGAATTGGCTATTAAAGAAAAAGAAGCTATGGCTGATATTGAACTTGAAAAGATGAAACTTGAGATTGCCAAACTTGAACTCGCAGGAAGCATTGAAGAAAGCAAAATGCGTTTCATGTCCGAAACTCACCGCACAGAATCAGATAAGGATATAGCTCACGCTGATAATTTAGTTAAGATTTTGACACACAAACAACCAATGTAGAGGGATAAACATGAGCAACATTAGTAGTATTGATGACTTGTTAATGGGTGTAGGTAATTCACAGCAACCAGCGACACCAGAGCATAAAGAAAAATTGGATAATGAGAAACCTGACAGAGCACCAGTTGAAGAAGTCGAACCTGAGACACCGGAATACGAAGAGGATGATACATCCGGTGAAACAATCGAATCAGACGATGATAGCGAAGATACTGAGGGGAAAGCTGCAGGGAAAACTGAGGGGAAAGACGAAACTCACGATGAAGAGTTTGAAGAGGACGAATACGGCAACAAAAAAGAACGTATGAGTCCTGGGGTAAAAGAACGTCTTGATAGAAAAGAGAAACAGCATCAGCGTGAGATTGAACAGCGTGATTTTGAATTGCAACAATTACGTCAACAACTGGCAAATCAGGGTGCGAGTACACAAGTACAAAAAGCAGCGGCTGATTTCAAATATGATCCTAGTGATGAGGCATCATGGCAACAGCAATTGACGGATTTCGTTAAGCATACCGTCAATAATATGCATTCAGAGCAGGAGCAAAAACAACGTGACACTCAAGAAAAGCAGGTCGAACGTGAGTTTCATCAAAAGTTTTCACAGGGAATGGAGCGCTTCGGTGATTTCAAATCAGTAGTCGGAAATCAACCAATTGATAATGCCATGACACTGGCATTGCGGGGCATGTCTGATCCTTCCGCATTTATTTATGCAGCGAGTAAACGTCAGCCACAGGAATTAAAACGTATCTCTGAATTACGTGACCCCTACGCACGCATGGTTGAAATGGGCAAACTTGAGGAACGTATGCGTCGCAATAAGACAACTACAAAAGCACCCAAACCATTAGGTCGTCCGACAGAAGATGCAATTGCTAAAGCTAAACCAAAGCAAAAAGATACAACAGGCGATGACTTATTGGCGAAAGCTGATGCAAAACGTCTTGCTACTGTTAGAAACCGTCATAAAGCTAATCGATAAGGAGTAACAAATGGCTTTAGATATTAGGTTAGATTTTATTAATGCTATTCGAGCTGATTATATTGCAAGAATGAGTGAAATCCGTAAAAAATTTATTGAAATTGATGAAATGTTAAAAGTAATGGCTGATGAATCAAATGATTTTGCAGCTGATCGTACTATTGCATTATCTCGTACATTTAATGAACAAGCTTGTCAGTCAGCAATTAAGTCATTATGCCTATTAGGTGAAGTCAATAAAGAATCAGACACAGCCTAATCTCAAAACCGAATTCGGTTTAGACAAAACCGAATTCGGCCATCATTTGACAAATCCATGAAAGTAGGTCTACTATTCCCTTGATGAGTAAGGGATTCCGTCACCCAAGATTTAGATACAGATAGGCGCGTACTTATTGTCGTCCGCCGGACAAATGAAAAGTTAAAGGCGCTCATAAGAGCATTTTTTTCCAATTATTTGTTCAGGGAGAACAATAATGCCGAATATTTTCCGCGAAACTCAATATGTTCTAGATGACGTGTTCGTGCGTTTCTGGAACAGCTTATCATTTGCACGAACATCCAATCGTAATCTTGAAGGTGATTTCAAAAATTTACGCTTCGCAACTGGCCAGACCTTAGACTATCGCCTGGAAGAAAGGTATTTAGGCGGTGAAGGTGCAAGCGCAACATCTGAAGCTCGTGTTCAGATTATCCGTCCTTTAAGTATTACAAAACAATTCCGCATCATGCTTGATTACACGGGTTTTGAATTAACCTTTGATCGTGCGCGTGATGAACCATACCTTGAAATGGCTAATGCACCACGTGCAAAACGTTTGGGGAACATGGTTGAAAACTTTATTGCAAGTCAATTTCAGACACAAACCTATCAGGCAGTTGGTACACCTGGTGTTCCTGTAGACTTCAATACCATATTAAGTGCTGATGCTTACATGACGGAATTAGCTATTCCTGAAGACGGCAAACGCTATTGTGGCGTTGGCCCACGTATTGCGGCTAATCTTTCAAATGATCTTTTCAACACGTTTAACATGACCGTTAATACCGGTGCTTTGATCGATGGTTTCGTGGGTCATTTATCTGGTTTTGATTTCTTCAAGACAAACTTTTTGACACGTCAAATAGCAGGTCTTGGTCAAGCTGGTGGTTCGCCTCCTGCCGGTTTCTTATTGGCTGGTACAGTTACAAACGGCCCAATTGTTGGGGGTAATACCATTAGTGTGACTGGTTTGGGCCAATCCGCCGGTGCAGTTGTATTTAACGTCGGTGACATCATCGAAGTTGATGATTCAGCCGGTGTATTTATGGTTAATCCATTGACCTATGATGCACTGGAACAACGCGCTCAGTTTGTTGTGACAGCACAAGTCATTTCTGCTAACGGTTCTACCGCTGATATTCCAGTCAATCCAACAATTATGGTTGATGGTGCTCGTCAAAACATTTCTGCTGCTATTCCAAATGGCGCTCAAATGTTATTACGCGCTTCACACAATGTTTCATTGGCATATCACACTCAAGCTGTTGTATTCGCTGCACCTCCTATCAAAGAATTGCGCGGTGGTGTTGAGGCAGTAACCCGTTATTCCGACTTATATAAGTTGGCAATGACCTACTCTCTCGGTGCAGATATCCGAAATTATGAACAGCTAGATCGTATTGACGTAATTTGCGGTGTTGCAATCAACCCCGAATTTGCAGTTCGTATCTGTTCATAAGCAAACCTTGAATGCCCCCTTCGGGGGGCTTCATTTCAGGAGAAGTACAGATGAAGGGAACACCAGCAATTTACCTTGGCAGAATAGTTGAAAAAAAGAATTTTCGTACATTTGTATATGGTGTTGATGGTCAAAAGAAACTGGTTGAATCCTGGGATGCATTCGAAGCAGCAATGCAATCTGGTATCTGGTTTTCAACGGTTCAATATGCAGAATTGTCAAAAACGATTGCGAATGAAAAAGATCAGATTGAGTTAAAACCAAAATCACGATCCAGATCCAAACCAAAAGCTCAAAAAGTCGAAGACGATGTTGTCGACTCTGTAGAAAACGATGAAATGGTATTCTAAGTTACCGACGGCGCATAACTAAAAGCGAGCAGCTCATGTCGACTACAGTACGCGATTTTGTTTTTCAAATGTATCGCTTAATCACGGCGTCTTCACCTACCGTTCCCGAACATGGCGACGATCAGAATCTGGCGATTAAAGTTTTGAATCAGATTTTAGCTAGTTACGCATCGACTGGATTGCTATTAACTATTGCCCAAACGTTTACTGTCGATATTAATTTACCGGTCAGTGAAATCTGGTTCACGCCCACTGACTATGTTGGACCCGTAACCACACAGCAGGAAACAGTGACGTTAACTGCTATTTCACCAACAATTACTGTAGTAAATGGCGCTCTTTATAGTATAGGCGACGGCGTTTCAGGTGGAGGCATCCCGATTGGAACGGTAATATTAAATATCGCAGGCAACGTGATTACGATGAGCATGAATGCCACGATCAATGGTGCATCAGTTTTAACTTTTTCACAGGTTATACCCACGCCCGGCATAGCTTATATCAAGGAAGGACGACTTGCCAATTTGGACAACGCGTGGTTGCAGTTAAGTGGTGTTACATACCCCTTAATTATTGAAAGCAGGGATGAATTCTTGGCGGCATGGAAATATGAACCCTTACAGGGTTTGCCGCGTTTTTTAATTACCTTTCCCGACACACAATTGGTACGTGCGCAGTTATATCCGGCACCGAGCCAGTTTTTTCAATTTTTCTGTCGTGGAAAGTTTCAAAAATTGCCATTGACTTCCAATGATACTCTGGATGGATTGCCAGATTATCAGGAACTATTTCTACTTTATGCAGTGGCAAAATATGTATCGAAGTTCAAGGGACGCGGTAGCGCATGGACGGATGATCTGGAAGACGAGTACCGCGAGCTTAAAGACCAAATGGAGGCAGCATCTGAAGTCAATCTAGCGATTGCAGGTGATGAACAATCACTTCTGAATGGCGCATGGCGTGTCAGGGCAGGTATATAATGGTCGCCCTTGCAAAACAGCAAGCGGCCGAAATCAAACCGCTGCCCATATTTTGTTATTATGACAAACAGCGTTTTACACAGTTTGGCTCAATGGATTGCGCCAACTGGTATGGCATTCAGGTTGAATCCGGTAAGAAAAAACAGGCTCTTTATCCGACGATGGGTCGAAAGCATATCAACTTTCTTAATCAAAACCGTCTGGTTTTTAACGCTCAACCCAGAGTTGAATTCAAATCAATTAATTTTCTTTATGTCGTTGATGGTACGACAGTTTATCAATTTGACCGATTTTATAATCGAAAAGTTTTATCCATCAGTGTTGCTTTAGGCACACCCATCTGGTTTGCCACTCTTGCAGTCGGTACACTCGTTTATAACATGATGACAGATGGCAATAATATTTTTGTCATTAAAGAAGATGGTTCAACAGTGACGGCTGAGGTCGTGACTGATGCCAATGCACCGGGTGGTGCGACGACTGGTGGAAAACCATTATACGTTGCGACATTTGGTAATCGTTTTGTTGTAAGTGTTGCTGGAACTCCCGATTTTTATTTGACGACAATTAATCTTACGGGTAGCGCTAGCACTTACTTTACTGTCAATGGTGCAGCGTTAAATGGTCGTGCGTCAGGCGTTATTGGACAATTCGCTGTATTACATAACCAGCTTTACATCATGTGTGATACTACAACAGACGTTTGGGCAAACATTGCCACTCAAATTACGGTTGCAGGAGTCACGACTGAATTTCCATGGAAATTGAATAGTTCATATAACTTTGACTATGGCATTGCTGATCCTAATAGTTTATCAGTTTGTTTTGGCATGATGGTTTGGTTAGGTAAAAATCAGGACGGTCTAGTATCATTTATGGTTAGTAATGGCCAGATGCCAACAGATATATCAACAGAAGCGATTAACGTTTTATTACAAAATTCAACACATCCAGACACGGTAAGTCCTTTTTTAGTGACTGAAGTGGATGGGTTTTTATATCAATACGAAAACACCATTTTCTATCGTGCAAGTGCTGGCGATTTTATGGATTTTGGTGATTTAGATATTATTGATAATGCAAATTCAATTGAATATAACTTCTCAACCAAAACTTGGGGACGTTGTATTGAATTGAATGGTGAACGTAATCGTATTATCAAACATGTCTATTTTAACAACCAGCATTTGGTCGTCGTGCAGCATGATCCTGCTATTTATCAGATGGCGGGAAATATTTACTATAATGAATTACGAAATCCTAATCAGGCAAATGATCAAGCAGTAGATGCCTTTTTAAAATTCCCAATGCGTTATGAATTAGTGACACCTCAGATTATTTTAGATGATTATGCGGAGTTTGAAGATGAGTATGTTGAAATCGATTTTGTTTTCGGTAACAAAACTTTTTATAAAAGTTGCGCTCCTTTTCTCAATACTGTTTTTATTGTGGGTGAAGATAGCACGCCTACTCATCCGATTTATATGCTTACTGAAGATGATAAGTACATCATTGCTGAAGGGTCTAATACACCGTCGTTTGACGATAATCATTATTGTGCTTTGTTTAAGCCTTACATTGAACTTTATTTTTCTGACGATGGGGGCGAAACTTTTTTACCCGCAGATGTTAGAGAATTCAGTCCATTGGGTCAATATCGATGGCGGATGCGTTGGTATGAGCTGGGGTGCTCAAGAAACCGATGCTACAGATTAGTTTGCGTTTCATCAGCGCCTATCGTGATTTTGGGTGGTGTTAGAAATACAAGACGTGTGAGCGGAGGCGCTAATTAATGGATGCAATTTTTCTTGATAGAATTGATTCATCACCCATTGCGCACAGTAATTTTGATTATCAGTTTTTACAATGGATTTTCGTACTCGTTGATTCATTGAATGAAAATATGAGTGATATTCAAAACGCATTAAATCTGTTTACATTAGTAGGATACACGGCAACAGAAATTGCAGATATGCAAACGGCCGGCACGTTAGATGATGGAGTCATTTTATATGACTCAACTAATGACGAATATGTAGGGAGAGAAGCGGGGTCACTCGTTAAATTTACGACGACACCTTATCCATAAGGAGATGATATGGGCTGGTTAGACAGTTTTTTACATCCTGAAGAGGGATATGAAAAAGGTCAGGAGCAATTAGATAAATACTATAATCAATCCCAAAATTTATATAATCAGGGCCAGAATTATTTGCAGCCATATTCTCAGTTTGGACAGAGTGCATATGGTAATTTGTCGGATGCCATGAAACGTCTCCTTGATCCGGCAGCACTCCAAAATGAATGGACGAAAGGTTATAGTGAATCAGATTCTGCAAAAAATGCAACTGACCTTGCAACTCAAAGCGGGCTTAATGCAGCGAGCAGTTTGGGACTGATGGGTTCAAACTCAGCACTAAATGCTTTACAGGGTGGAGCATCCAAAATTGCTTTAAATGACAGGCAAAATTACCTTGATAATTTGATGCAGAAATATATGGCTGGTACCGGAATTGCAAATAATATATTTAATACCGGTGCAGGTGCTGCATCTACAATGAGTGGAAATGCACAGAATATGGGAAATAATGCCATGAGTATGGGTAATAACTCTGCCCAAATGGCATTCGGACAACAGAATGCGCCTGGCGAGTTATTTGGTAAGCTATTAGGTACAGGAATAGGACTTTATACGGGTGGTATCGGTAAAGCTGCTGCTTCTGGAATGGCTGGAGGTGGTGGAAATGGTGGTGGCCTTGCAAACTGGTTTATATAATAAGAGGTGAATAATGGCACTCGACATCCCAATGCCGGAATCATCAGGTGATGCCCTTTTAAAGGGTCTTAACACTGGAAGTGATTTGATACATAAAATGATGCTTAATAAATACTATGGGCAGATTCATCCATCGGGTGATGTAGCCAATGCTTTATATATTGAGCAACTCAAAAATCAATATGGTAAAGATGATCCCCGTTATATTAATGCGCAGCGTGCTCAAGATTTAGTGCAACAAGGTCATCAGTCATTGATTGGCTATCGTGATACTTTGAATAAAACAGCCGGGATTCGTGCAACTTCGCCATTAGGTAAATTGA